CCCAAACGGTATACATCTTCCAACCGTCATTAGGTTTTTGCCAGTATCCATCTGGCCCGGCCCCAATAGGACCGCTTTCGCCCAAGATGTAGTTAACTCTAATCCCTCTATCTACTAGATACTCGTCAAGGGTATCCGACCATCTCATTTGATAGTCGCGCGCGTGGCCAGGAGAACCTACGTAACTATGTTTATTGACAACACTCCAATAGTTATGGTAACCGAATGCTCCTCCGGCCGCCTCGCAATCTCTGGCTAAGTCAATCAGAACTGCATACTCGTCGTGGTCAATGTTTCCTGGTGGAGCATTATACACCACCGGTCTCGTAGCTGGGCAGTGTACTTTAAGTCGGCGAATGAACGCTCTGTCAAATGCAACGGCCTTTTGTTGCGCAAGTAAGTCTCTTGATGGATAGGTTTCGTTTAAAGATTCAACATAATCAATGTTTCCATGTTGATTTACAGAATCCTTAAACATTGCGATGTACTGGTCGGCGGCCGCATCCGCCTCCATAGGCGAGACGAGTGCTCTGTCCAGGAAAGGCTGCTGATGAGCCCAGTAATGTCTAAAAACGGTTACTGTCGCTGGTGATACATGTTTTACAACTATTCCCGCTTCGACCCAAAAGAACTTAGCCAATCTGTATGGTTTTCCTTCCTCGGCTGCGTAAAGTAACTCACTATCCCATTCATTTATTGGTGTTTGTAGGTGTAAACCAAAGTAACTCATTTGAAAATCTCCGGATTCCTTTGTATAGCTACATAAGCATCCATTGCAGCACTTACTGGATCTATCTTGTGCTCGTATCGACGCTTAAATAGTTTTATGTTACCATTTGTGTCTTGCATAACCATAGCATTACCCATCGCATAACTAAAGATCTCTTGATCGAACAAAAGCATCCTATCTTCAGAGAGTTTCTTAAGTTCTCCGAGAGGAACCGACTCTGTTCTAACACCCTGTTTAACTACCTCAACCCCAAAGGGTCCGTAATTTTGAGTCCAGAGCTTAACAAAGACCTCGGAATTATAGGGATCGTATCCCATGGCCATAACCTCGAATCTTCTTTTCTCTATCTCCTCATCCAAGACATAATACACCTCATCTATCTCTAATACACTCCCCTCCATAACGATAAGGGAACCTTCTGCTATGAATTGATCGTATTTAAATCGAGCAGCTGCAGGTAAAAGTCTATAAGTCCTATCTGAGATAAAATTTATAGACAAAACCCCGAACGGTCCCTCATGAAATGGAAACATAAAGGTAAATGAACAGAAATCATCCCCTTGAGATAGGTCCGCGCCTACGGCGCACTCCATGTCAGCAAAGGATCCCACGTTCTCGTGTGGAATAGTTTCCTCATATGTAAAGAAATATGTATAACCTTCCATAGGTAATCCGAACCGTTTAGCAAGGATGTCATTCCTGGTAGACGGTGCGTTCTCGGCCCTAAGTACATCCTTATGGTATGCCTCATAGGACACGGTAATACCAATGTTTGGCTGCGCCTTAATCCACATAGCGGGGTCTCCAACCTCACTTACATCGTCTATTTTATAGTAGAATATGGATGTGTGTGGATCTATGTATTCTCCATTAAGAATCTTCTTCAGTTCAAGCTTAACCTCGTCTCCAGAGCCATTACGAACAGTACCTTCTGAACTTACGGCCACAATAATGTAGTCTTCTAACTTAGAAGCCCCCTGTTCAACGGCGCCGACGACGTCTTCACGAATATCGCCCGACAACCACTCATCCAATGTTGAGATCTTTGGTCTTAACCCTTGTAGTTTATCAATTGTCATAGGACGAATTTCTAAAAGTGAATTAGTAATGAATGATTCAATACCCCTTTTGGTAGCAGCAAGTTGCGTATTATAGTTAGAACGACTTGAATTAAGTCCCTTCATTTCCGTCGTTAAGAAATTGAGAAGTGGGCCGGGTCGACGAATCATAGCCGTCCGTATTGGGCCTAAGACCTCTTCTGCCTGCTTCATGGTTGGCGCCGTTGCAATCTGATGCGTTGTTTCACCGCTAACGACCAGAAAATATGCCTGTATAAAGGCGGCATACATCGATTTAGCTCCACCACGAGCCACTATTAAATACTGCTTATTAACCAAACGTTTCAAATATATCTGTTCCTCGAAGTCCTTGGTTTCCTCGTTATAGACATTTCTTTTAGACCAATAATACCAACCTAACAATTGCTCTACCCATAGTCTAAACGAATCCAGGACATTTAACGACGATCCGTCGGTCTTTGTGAGTTCGTTCTCGCAAAACCGTATAAAGGCCTCCGTTGGAGCCGGATCATAGTAATATCTGGGATCCTCTATAAGACGATCTATTCGATTCATCTCTAAGGAGATCTCTCGGCAAATGGGGAGTTCGCCCGCAAGTACCTTCTGTCTGAATTCTGCATAATATACGGGGGTCGCACTGTTAGATGGGTATTCGGCCATAGATTAAGCCCCTGTTCCAGGAAGACGTAGTCTAGTCCCGGCCGAGTTAATTATCGCAGGAAAAACCGTATTTCCTAAAAAGGTCGTCATTGCTTTTGAGCCGGAATTAACCAAAATACTCCCAACCTTTTTAGACCCCCTAGATATGGCGCCGGGCGGGTTTTGTTTTGCCACAAGATCGCGGTAATTTTTCTCCATGTTTAATCTGTTAAGACGAGTTTTCAGTTCTGCATCTGATAGCGCGCGAGCGGCTTTTTTTCCACCCTTATACGTCTTTGTGGATGGCGCTGCTCGGCCGGTATCGGATCCTTTCTTAAGACCTATGGTGTTTCTATTTTGCTGTCCTTTAGTGGGCTTTCTTTCCGAACTTGAAGGACGCTTTCGGACCCCCCACTTCATTCCTCTAACTCCATAATGTTCGATTATCTCTTCTATGCTATCAATAGACATCAGACATTCTCCTCTACTTCGTGTGCTAAACGTCCTTCAAGTTCAATTACGAACTTGTCGAAGGTTTTCGCTATTGTTTCACTGGCTGTCGGGTCGAATGCCTGACGCGCCTTTAGTAAAATATAGTGCTTAGTAAGACCACCAACAGTATCATCAGTAAACGCTGGCCAACTTGTGGTTTCATCAATGTCAATACCCAACTCGGTAACACCCAACTGCACAAGGTTCACTTTTATAGAGTTCAGGAATATAAGAAGCTCTAAGTTGAATCCCAGATTATCGGGCATAACACCTAAACTAACTTTAATGTCTTCTAAGATAGTGTCTGCCATAAGGTTGTGTCTCCTAGTTTACGATCTGATACAATTTCTAAAGGTTTCGATCCGAAATGGATCGCTTGATGGGTTTGATAGGAAGTAGTTATAAGAAAGTCCGGGTCTAGCGCATCCTCTGAATGATACAACAAATCTTTAGGAGTTAGTGGATTCATATGATGGACTAAGACCCTTCCTATTATCTCACGACCAGGGATACCTAGATCAAAACCTAGATCCCTAGCTATAACACTTCTTCTAACTATCTTCCAGGCTCTAGAATTATAAAAACTCTGGTTGAGTAGTCGTAGTTGATCAAAAGTAATCTCGGAAGGCAAACTTTCAGTTCTCAAAAAGTCTAACCGGTCTTCAAATGTAAGAAGAAGTATCAAATCAGAATACTGAATCATCGGCTTCCCCCGGAGGTGTGTATGTATAACTCTTAAGAGCGGCGATGACTTCTTGAACAGTCTCTTGAAGATCTTGGGCTCTTCTCTCTGATATAATTTTCTCTTCAAGAAGTTGATTCTCAAGAGTTAACTTCTTAAGTTCTATCTTTGCCCGTTGTGAGCCAAGCCTAAGGAAATGTGTTATGACCTGAGAAGAAGCGGTTTGATCCTCTAATTCCTTTTGGGCCTGACTAAAGGCCAGAGAAATTAATTTACTCTCTTGGTCTTCATCGTTTATCGCAGGAGTAATAATATTTTCACCCATGATCTGTACTCCTTTAAATAAATATAACGGGCATAACAAGGTGTTCTATGGACTTTGTGAGGAGATTTGAAACGTTAAGGAGGGGAACACCTTGGTACGGCTAAGAACCACATAGACCTCGAGGGGACTTTTATGGGCACAAAGCACAATAAAACACCTTGTTATGTCAGTTATATTAACGGTTATATCCACGGTCATATTTCCGTGCATATTTTTTCTGGGGAAATTTCACGCGGAGAAATTTCAAAG